AAGGTGTCCGATAAATTTAATTTAGCCGCAAATCTGGAAGTTAAATTTAATAATGATGTGTCAGCATCTCGAAAGTAAGGTGTAAGCATCGAAGCCGTGTCGCTTATGTTTACCTTTAAATTCAACGCCGTTTGCGTTGCCGTTGATATTGGTTTATTTGCATCCGAAGTATTATCCACATTACCCAATCCAACCATACTTTTCGTTATCCCCGAAACCGTTCCCGTAAACGTGGGACTTGCCAATGGTGCAACTGTGGTAAAATCAACTGCCACCGTTCCCGTGGATGTTATCGTTCCACCCGTTAACCCTGTTCCTGCCGTGACACCTGTTACCCCTTGCAAATCGGTAAACGTTGGCGCAAATGTTCCCCCGTCATATTGGGTCAAAGTCAACGTCTTTGTATTTGTCCCCGTAAATTGAGCGTTGGTTATTTTGTCATTGAATGCGACGTTCCAATTGCTTGAATTATTTGCAATACTTGAAGCCCAAGCGCTGCCCGTGCTTACCGCAATTCCTGCCTCAGGATAAACAGGGTTTGGAAACACGCCCGTACCAACTGAGCCAATGCCCGACACCGTGACCACCGTGTAATTAGCGCCTACCTTGAAAGAATTGGAAACAATGGTTATTTTATTTGTGTCCGTTAAATTGTATTGGTCATTGATAAGTAACTGACCATTCCTAAACACCAAAATATAAGCCTTTAATTGAATGGGGAATTTAGGCGTTATCGTCCAAGTTAGAACGCTTGTTGTAGCGGGTGCGTATTCCTGTTTTAAAATCTTAATGGTATCATTCCCAATGGCAACGTCAACGATAGAATCTCGTATTCTCGAAAATACAACCGCTGAATCAAGTAACAAAGTACCCGTCGCGGTAATTGTTCCACCGCTCAGCCCATAACCCGTGGCAACGCTTGTAACCGTTCCCGTTCCTTTTGCATCTATTCTTGAGGATAATGAAGCTGTATCAGCGGAGTTTAATTTCAATGCAAACCTTGAGGTAAGATTTAATAAACTTGTATCAGCGTCACGAAAGTAAGGCGCAAGCATTGATAAGGTATCAGATATATTTAATTTGCTATTTATACGCGTGTTGTAATTTGATAACATCGCCGCCGTGTCGCTTATATTTAACTTTGTCGCAAGCCTTGAGGTAAGGTTTAATAAAGACGTATCTGTCAACTCCATTAATACAGATAAATCTGCTGAAACTACTCCGGTTGTTGTTATTGGATTTGGCGAAACAAGGATTCCCGTGCCGCCTGAGATTGAGGTTAATGAACCCGATCCTCCACCACTTCCTGCACCGCCACCACGAGGAAAAATAACCGTATAATTATCATTGACTTTGAATGATGAAGCTGCAATAACCACGCTTGTTGACGTTGGTATCGTATATTGCGAAGGCAATAAGATTTGTCCGTTGCGATATACTTGAACAACGTTAACTCCCCCAGGTATCAAAGTGTCGCTTTGTGTCCAAGTCAAAGTTGAGGATGAAACATTTGTAAAATCCTGTCTTGCATATAACCTTCCCGTTGTATCAGCATATTCCTTTGTTGCATAATTGGCTAACATTGCAGCCGTATCGCTTACTAAAAGCGTTGCAGTTGTGTCGCGCCATAATCCACCAGAATAATACAATGATGCCTTTTCCACGGGTGAGGTAATTGAAACATCATGAAGTTCTGATAATTTATAACCCGATGCCACCCGTATGGCTATTGTTCCATTGTTTGATGATGAATTAATACAAAAGCCAATAGGCAAATCAATGTTAGGTGCAATAGGTTCAATGTCTGTCCAAACGCCAGCAACCGTTGGCGAAGGGTATAGGATTGCCCCAGCCGCAAAGGTATCAGTATCAACTTGACGTATTTTACCAAATGAAATAACGTATCCATCCTCTCCATCGGTTAAATCGTGTGCCGTTATTCCTAATAAATACTTTGCATCGATTGAGCCGTTGGCGATAAATTTATCAATCGTTATCCTCCCACTTGCACCAACCGTGCCATTGGCGTAAACAAGACTGCCTTTGGCAATGGTTGAGCCTGTTTGGTTCTTTACAAGCCAAAAGTTTTTGAATCCTAATTCATTCGGAACATTGTCATTTAATCCAAGTACCACGGTTGCCAAATCGGAATCCCAACGCATCTTTGCAGTGTCCACATTGTTCGTAGGAACATTCACATTGAAAAACAATGAATCAACGGGTTGAGTAAAAGCCGCACCGCCTACCAAGTTCCAAACGTTGGAAGTAAAATCAAACGTATAAAATTTAAGGTTAATGGTATCAAGAATGACCCATGCGTTTTGATTGTTTATCGGTTGAATGGAGGCCGTGTCGGATAACGAACCGCGCCACGTCAACCCGTCTGCCGTCGTCTGGAAACCTAATCTTTGTTTGTTGCCAGTGTTTGGGAACTGGGCAAAGAGGCTGAGGGAAAGGAATATAAAAAGAATTGAAGGCAAAGTTTTTTTGCCTCCAATCTTCTTGATTATGCTACTCCCCAGTTTAAGCAATACTTGTTCCACCAATATTTCACCAACGCGCCCTAATGTTTTCAGGAATCGCCTTTCTTTCTTTGGTTTTATTTCGTTCATAATACTATTCCCATCGTGTTATAAATATCAAATATTTCTTCATCCTCATTACAAGTTGCCTCAGGACAACCAATGGCGCTGGGAATGAATCCGATTAAATTACTTGCGCAAGTACACAAATAATCCTTAATCCTTTTCTTCTTTACTCCCAATCTTTGAAGCATGGTATCTTGATAAAATTTTAAGCCTTCAACCCCCACGTTTTGCCCGTACTCGTTATCAAGTGTATAAAGTCCATTTGTACCAAGTTGCATCACCATGTACGGAGCTGCCTCGTACAACACGGCGTTGGCGCAAAAGGATTTTAAATGATCATTCCATAACGCTTGATAAGCCGTGGACGTGAAGGCTGTTGAACTTCCTTTGTCCGCAACAAGGGCATCGTAAAATGATACGCCAATCGCTGGGACAATCCATTGAAACTCCGCATCTTGAATATGAGGGCTTATAAGGCTTTTATCAATCCTTATATCTGCTGGCGTTGGTCTTGCAACTCCTCCGCTTATTACCTCAGACGGTTGTATTAATTGGCTCATTTGTTTCGATTGGTGAATAACCTAATATTTCCCTCTTTTCATCTTGCGTCAAATTATCCTCAATCGCAATTTCACCCATGAATGACACGGGCAAAGTGTTTGATATGGAGAATTGAACGTCTTTAAAGGCTGGGTTATATAGCCCAATTTCGGCTAAATAAGGATTTATAATTTTAGATAACATCAAGTTTTGGCGCGGTTTAATTACCGTACTTTGTAAGTACTCCATTTCCTGACGTATCTGTTGATTGCTGCCAAGTTGCCCCGCCGTGGCGAAGCCTGCAAGTGACTTGCTCCACCTGTTAGCCACGACAATCGCCGAGGCTGCCAAGTTTTGCAAGTTTAAAAATTCGCCCTCACTTTCTTTGGAGGTGGGAATCCAATTTGCTTTTAATTTTTCGTCACTTAAAACTTGAACAAATAACTTATGATTATTACCCATTCCAGTGAACTTGCTTTCAATGCCTTCAACCAATTTCTTTGCCTGGTCAGGAGTAATTGAACCGAAGAATTGCATCACCCCTGAAGGCATGAAGCCATTTTCGAACTTGCTTGTATTAAACCGCTGAATCCTGTATTCAATCTCAGCCCACATTTTTGCGCCAATCCACTCAGGTAAACCAAAGTAAAAATATCCTGCGGCGTATTGCTTTACATGGATAACGCTTCTTTGCGTTCCGTCTTCAAATTTCTTAAAGTCTGGGTAAATTGGTACTTCCCTGAATCCTTCGCTCTCGTAAAATACGCCGTCGGTGGTAAGTGGCACCTCTTCCCAATTATCGTAAATGCCAACTGATTTAATTATCTGATCCGCTTCCGCTTTCCTTATACCAATGTTATAAACGGGTACATGGTAAATATAAGTGAATGGCTCGCTGCCTACTTTGCCTTTAACAATTTCGCAAAAGCTATTCCCAAAAGCATCATAGTCAAAAGCAAGTTGAGCCAAAACCTCCTGCAGATTTTGCCCGTGTAAATTAACCTGTGAAATAACATCTTCTATTTCGCTTAAAGAATCGTCGGTGATAACCTCACCCTTCATGGACGTGGTAAGCAAGGTATTTGCTTTGCCCTTCATCGGAATGAAGCCGTCACCAACGACCATGTTTGTTTTATCTTCTATTATCCTCCTTAACGTCGGCGAATTATTTACAATGGCGATAAGGCTCTTTAAAAAGTCATCCTTTTGTGTAAAGAACCGCACCCATTTTGCCCCCGTAAAATCAAGCCTCTCCCGTGACGGCTCATTAAAAATGTCCTCCTTTACAAGCATTGTATTGGAGGTATCTAAGGTAACCGAAGCAAGTAAAGGACTTTGATTCCGTTTACTTACTCGATTGTTCCGATTCGGGACTGCCTGTATTTTCTTTAATTTTTGGCTCATAGCTTTTTTTCTCAGGGGTATAAATGACGTGTT